TGTACATTACGCGCAACGAGGCTGCAATGGTCTACGCATATGTTAGAGCACTTAATTGATTTTGAACCCGAAGTGGGGATGCCCACATCGTTCACGCCGCTTGACAAAGCTGGCGTGGCTGAAACTGTTGACGCTAAAGTTAGCACAACAGAATGGTTGAAAAGCATTGGGGCTGTAGATCAAGAAGAAGTAATCTCCCGCGCCCAAACAGAAGCTGCGCGGAAATCTTTTGGCAGTATCGTTGGCGCTAAACCAGAAGAAGTATCCCGTTCAGCACTGGCTGAAATCAAAACGCCCAAGGCAGTTCAGCATTTAGTTGGGATGCTGACCGCATATGACTGGGAGTTTGTGCATCAAGCGCAAGCGATTCGCGGTTATTGTGTCGCCCAACTGGTAGAAGAAACCAAGAACCCCAGCGCCAACGTCCGGCTTAAAGCTTTGGGACTACTGGGTAAAGTAACTGAGGTGGCACTGTTCACCGACAAGATTGAGGTCAAGCAAGCGGAAATGTCCGACGCTGAGATCGAGCAACGCATCAAAGACAAGTTGAATAAGTTCATGCAAGTCGTAGACGTTATTGACGTTTCAGCCAAAGAAGAATCCGATGGATCTTGAAAAGTTTACTTCTATAAGCGCGCGGGAAATCGAGGCCATTAAGCTGGCGCTCCCAACGCTGACGACTAAAGAGAAGATTGAGCTGCTCGAAGATTTGGACGTGCGCGAGAAACGCGCAACACTGGCTGCAGCTAAAACAAACATGCTTGGGTTTGCCCAAGCGGTATACCCCGGGTTTAAGATTGGGCCACACCACAGAAAACTTGCGAAAATCTTTACCGACGTGATTGAGGGCAAAAAGAAGCGCGTCATCATCAACATCGCGCCTCGGATGGGTAAGTCTGAGTTCAGCTCTTATTTATTCCCGGCCTACTTCTTGGGTAAGTATCCTGAGAAGAAGATCATCATGGGTACGCACACGGCCAGCTTGTCGGAAGACTTTGGTCGTCGCATTCGTAACTTGATCGACTCGGAGGAGTACCGTGAAATATTCCCTAACACACTTGTTGCTGACGACCAGAAGGCTGCTGGGAAGTGGTCCACCGCCGCGGGTGGACAGTACTACGCCGCTGGCGTTGGCGGCGCTTTGGCAGGCCGGGGTGCCGATCTTTTCGTCATTGATGATCCGCATTCAGAACAAGACGTCAAAATAAANAGTCACTTGGCGTTCGATACGGCGTGGTCTTGGTTCCAGACCGGCCCACAACAGCGCTTGATGCCGGGCGGTGCGATCATTGTCATCATGACGCGCTGGAGTAAGCTCGACCTAACAGGTCGGCTGATCGACTACCAGACCAAGAACCCCGAGGCTGACCAGTGGGAGATCGTGGAGTTACCCGCGATCCTGAACGAAGACACGGACAATGAGAAGTCGCTCTGGCCCGAGCAGTGGCCGCTGGAGCAGCTCAAAGCCAAGAAGGCCAACATGGAGCCGCAGTACTGGAACGCCCAGTACATGCAGAACCCCATATCCAACGCGGCGGCGATCATTAGCCGTAAGCTGTGGAGAATCTGGCCCGAAGATGACCCGCCGGTGTGTGACTACGTCATCCAGTCTTGGGATACGGCGTTTGAGACTAAGACGCACTCCGACTATTCGGCGTGCACAACTTGGGGCGTCTTCTACAACGAGGAAGAAAAGAACGTAGCGCAGATCATCTTGCTTGATGCGTTCAAAGACCGGATGGGGTTTCCTGAACTCAAGCGCATGGCGCTGAAACACTACAAGGCGTGGGAGCCAGATGCGTTTATTATTGAAAAGAAAGCCGCGGGCGCTCCGCTCTTACAGGAGCTTCGTGCTATGGGCATCCCCGCGCAAGAGACAAACCCGAGTCGTGGAAACGATAAGATCGCTCGGGTTAACGCCATTGCCGATCTATTTGCATCCGGAATGGTATGGGCACCAGACACACGCTGGGCCAAAGAAGTGATTGAAGAAGTTGCATCGTTCCCCAACGGCGAAAATGATGACTATGTGGATACGACATCTCAGGCCCTCATGCGCTTTAGGCAAGGCGGCTTTATTCAGTTAGACTCCGACGAGCGCGATGAGCCCGCTATCTTTCGCCGTCGCACACACGCATACTACTAAGGACACTCATGGCTACTAATTTTGACAAAGCGCTGTATCAGTCCCCGGCAACAATGGCGGCGGATATGACCGAAAGCGAAGAACCCATCGACGTTCAGCTGGAAAGCGACGAAGAAGAGGGCGAGGACTTTAACGAAGAACCCGAAGAATCAGCGGAGTTTGCGGCCAACTTGGCCGACGAGATAGATGAGGCGGTGCTCCAGTCACTGGGTATGGAGCTGTCAAGTGACATTGACAACGATCGTCAGTCACGCAAAGAGTGGGAGAAGACCTACGTCATGGGTTTGAAACTGATGGGCTTGCAGTACGAAGAACGCACTGAGCCTTGGATGGGCGCATCCGGCGTGTTCCATCCAATGATTACGGAAGCTGTTGTCAGGTTCCAGTCAGAAACAATTACAGAGATGTTCCCGCCCCAAGGGCCTGTGCGCACAACCATCTGGGGTAAAGAAACGCCCGAGAAGAAACAAGCGGCGAACAACGTCGAAGAGGACATGAACTATGAGCTGGTAGAGAAGATGCCAGAGTTTCGTCCCGAGCAAGAGCGCATGTTGTGGAGTCTGCCCGCCGCAGGCTCGGCGTTCAAGAAGGTGTACAAAGATCCAAGTCTTGGCCGTCAGGTGTCGATGTTCATTCCCGCCGAGGATGTTCTTTTGCCTTACGGTACGACGGATCAGCGCACTGCTCCCCGTGTGACGCACCAGATGCGCATGCACAAAAACGACATTCTGAAACTGATTGCCAACGGGTTTTACCGCGACGTAGACCTGCCCGACCCAAGCAAACAGACGGATGAGATTCAAAAAGCCAAAGACCAAGAGACCGGGTTCAACGACATCAACGACGACCGCTACACCTTGTATGAGTCGCTCGTGGACTTGGATCTGGACGGCTACAACGATGTAGATGAGAACAACGACGAGACCGGCATTGCGCTGCCCTACGTCGTTACGGTTATCAAAGGTACAGGCACTGTCCTGTCAATTCGTCGTAACTGGAAAGAAAATGACCCACTCAAGCTCAAACGTCAGCACTTTGTCCACTACCAGTACATACCCGGTTTCGGAGCTTACGGATTCGGTTTATTCCACCTCATCGGGGGTTTTGCTAAATCGGCAACCTCGATCATGCGCCAGCTTGTTGATGCCGGTACACTCTCAAACCTCCCCGGCGGTCTCAAGTCACGGGGGCTCCGGATCAAGGGCGACGATACCCCGATTGCTCCGGGCGAGTTCCGGGACGTAGACATTGGCTCTGGCGCACTGCGCGACAACATCCTGCCGCTGCCCTACAAGGAACCTAGCCAAGTTCTGTACACCTTGCTCAACAACATCGTTGAAGAAGGTCGTCGATTTGCGGCTACTGCAGATATGCAGGTCAGCGACATGTCGAGCCAAGCCCCAGTGGGTACAACGCTCGCGCTCTTAGAGCGCCAACTCAAAGTGATGACGGCTGTTCAAGCCCGTGTGCACTACGCATTCAAGCAAGAGTTGCAGTTGCTGGCTGAGATCATCAAGGATGACACACCCGACGAGTACCCATTTGAGCCCGAAAAAGGTAGCCGTAAATCCAAGAAGTCTGACTTTTCGCACGTGGACATCATCCCCGTGTCGGATCCCAACGCCGCTACCATGTCTCAGCGCGTGGTGCAGTACCAAGCCGTCATCCAGATGGCGCAGATGTCTCCCGACATCTACAACTTACCCGAACTCCACCGCCGGATGCTCGAAGTGTTGGGCATTAAGAATCCCGATAAACTTGTGCCGTTGCCGGACGAGCAAAAACCTGTGGATCCGATATCTGAGAACGTGAACGCCCTCAACGGTGTGCCGCTCAAAGCGTTCCAACTCCAAGACCATCAGGCGCACTTGCAAACGCACATGGCCTTCATGCAGGATCCGACAATTCAGCAGATGGTCGGCCAAAACCCCAAGGCTCCGATGATTATGGCCGCGATGCAGGCCCACATCGCCGAACACGTTGGGTTTGATTACCGCCGTCAGGTGGAAGCTCAACTGGGCATGGCGCTGCCAGCACAGAACGAACCCTTGCCAGCACAGGCGGAACAAGCTGTTGCCGGACTCATGGCGCAAGCCGCTCAGCGTGTTTTGCAACAGCACCAACAAATGGCTGCACAGCAACACGCTCAACAAGCTCAGCAAGATCCGCTTATTCAGATGCAGCAACAAGAGTTGCAGATTCGTCAGCAAGAAGTTCAGATCAAAGCCCAAGAGGTGCAGATCAAAGCTCAGCAAGCGCAGGCACAAGCTGCCATCGAGCAGGCCAAACTCCAAAACAGCGCCCAGATGCACATGCAAAAACTGGCGCTAGAGAAGGAAAAGATTGGCGGCAACTTCCAGCTTGGCGCTATGAAGGTAGGTGTGGACGTTCAAAAGGCCAAACACCAAACCGCTTCACAAGAGAAACAGTTTGGCATTAAAACCGGCGTTGAGATTGCCAAGCACAAGCAAGAGCAACGCACCGCTGAGCGCGAACAAATGATGGGCGTGGCTAAGGAAATGGTTAAAGCCCAAGTGCAAAACAGACCTAAAGGTAAAGAATGATTCACGAATTCGCACGCGTATTGCGCGACCAAATACGCAAAGACTTAAACAACTACGCCGACGACTTAGCCAGTGGTCAGTGCCGTACTTTTGATGAGTACCAAAAACTCTGTGGGGTTATTCAGGGTCTTGCCCTTGCAGAGCGTTACATCATAGACCTTGCAGAGAAAGTAGAGAAATCAGATGAGTGATCTTATTTTGCCTCCGGGCTTGGCTTTGCCACCCACCATCCAACCAGCGGAACAGCCCGAACCGGATGCGACTCCTGAAGAAAAAGGCACTCTGTTGCCCGAACCTTCTGGGTACAAGTTGCTCTGCGCCGTGCCAGACGTGTCTGACAAGATCGCAGGAACCGAGTTGGATTTGGTCAAACCCTCTGATTTGATCCGTCAAGAAGAGCACTCGACTACCGTCTTGTTCGTGCTGAAAACGGGCGTAGATGCATACAAAGATACCACCAAGTTTCCTAACGGAGCATGGTGCAAGGCTGGAGATTTTGTGATCGTGCGGGCTTACGCCGGTACGCGTTTCAAGATTTACGGCAAAGAGTTCCGCCTCATCAACGACGATCAAGTCGAAGCTGTGGTGGATGATCCCCGCGGAATTACCCGCGCATACTAAGGAGTGGCTATGCCCGAAGATTTTAAGTTTCCAGACGAGCTGGAGGCGGAGAAGAAATCCGCCGAAAATAGTGATGAGCTTGAGATAGAGCTTATTGATGACACGCCTGAGCGCGACCGAGGCCGTAAACCTCTGGACCGTGAAGTGGTCG